TGCATAGACAGTGGAGGTCATCACACTCAAGCCGTTTATAAGTTTTGCAAGCCACGACTAGGGCGGCGCATATTTGCCATTAAAGGTATAGGCGGTGAGGGTAAGCCGCTAATCAATGGCAGACCATCGACTAATAATAATTTAAAATGTAAGCTGTGGAGCATCGGCGTAGACACCGCTAAAGAGATAGTTTACTCAAGACTCAAAATAAAAGAGCAGGGTGCTGGCTATTGTCACTTTCCGAAGCATTACACAGACGAATATTTTAAACAGCTTACAGCCGAAAAGGTTGTAAAAAAATATCACAAAGGCTTTCACAGAAGAGAGTGGATAAAGGTTCGATCAAGAAACGAGGCACTCGATTGCAGGGTATATGCTTTAGCGGCGTTGAACATTATGGGAATTTCGGTTAATATGCTAAAACAGAGGTCTGCTAAATCAGGCGCAAGTGATGCTGACATTGAAAAAGCCAAGCCGAAAAGAAGGCAGAGGGCAAGGAAGCAGTCTAATTTTGTGCAGGGCTGGCGTTAAACTTTATTATAGGGGGTGCTAAGAGTGCCTAATTTATTTGATGCCGCAAACTCGCCAGTAGGTGTTCCAGAAGAAGTTTTTGTCGGTGACTTTATTCAGTTTAAAATTACTGAGTTTTCTAGCGATTACGATAATAGTTTATTTACTATGAAGTTTGTGGCGCGAATATCAACTGGCGCAAACACAGAGTTTACAATCACAGCAAGTGCGTCAGATAATGATTATTTGTTTTCTGTAGCTTCTGCAACAAGCGCAAATTTTACTGTAGGTAATTATCATTATCAGATAGAGATTGAACGTGATTCCGATAATGAGCGTATTGTTGTCGATCGTGGTCAGATAAAAGTTTCTACCGACTACGATAATAATGTTGATCCGCGACACCATGCAGAAATAATGCTTGGCAAAATAGAAAGCATACTAGAGGGCAAGGCAGACAGCGATGTTGCCTCTTATTCAATACAAGGCAGGTCATTAACAAAATTAGCCATTGATGAGTTGTTACAGTGGCGCGATTACTACAGGCGTGAAGTTAACGAAATAAGAAGAAAAGAACAGATAACTCATGGCAGAAAAACTAAAGCAACTATACTGGGAAGGTTTTAGAGATGGGCATTTTAGATTTCATGAGCCGTTCTGAAAAACCAAAACAATCAAGATATAAAAAATTATATCGCTCGTATGGAGGTGCAAACAGTGGTCGACTTTTTGGTGATTTTGTCGCCAGCAGTTTTTCTGCTGACAGTGAGCTTAAAAACTCATTGCCAATCCTAAGAAACAGAAGCAGGGACTTAGCTAGAAATAATGAATATGCAAAGCGTTTTTTAAACCTCATAAAAACAAATGTCGTCGGTGAAAAAGGTTTCAACACACAGGTCAGGGCTAGAAATGAAGATAGAACACTGGATGCGGCTGGCAATGCAATCATTGAAAACGCATTTAGGTCATGGGGCAGGGTTGGTAACGCAGACGTAACAGGAAGGCTAAGTTGGCTGGACTGTCAAAGAGTAACAGCAGAAACGCTTGCTAGAGATGGCGAAGTATTTATTAAGAAAATAAGAAACACAAAATTTAATAATAATTTCACTCTGCAATTTATTGAAGCCGATTTAGTTGACGACCAGAAGAATGGGCGCAATGAAAGCAATAATAATGAAATAAGAATGGGCGTGGAGCTAGATGAGTTCCATAGACCAGTGGCATATTATGTTCTAACTAGCCATCCGAATGATAGCTTTTTTACCACGCCAAAAAACAGAGAGCATATTCGTGTTCCTGCTGATGAAATGATTCATTTGTTTATGCCAGCTAGGACACATCAAACAAGAGGTGAGCCGTTTATGTCTCCAGCGATAACAGGGCTGAAGATGCTAGATGGCTTTGCAGAAGCCAGCCTTGTCGCGGCTAGGGCGGCGGCGTCTAAATTTGCAGTTTTGACATCGCCAACTGGTGAAGATTTTGTTGGCGATGATGAGACTGAAAGCGATATGCCTGTTGTTGACTTTGAGCCAGCCAGCATATTCCAGTTGCCCGAAGGTCAAGACTTAAAACTAATTGATCCTAATCACCCAACCACAACATTTGAAGGATTTCAAACTGCAATATTGCGTGGAATAGCCTCTGGTTTGAATGTTAGTTATACAAGCCTATCAAATGATTTAACTGGCGTAAGCTATTCTTCTATACGGCAAGGAACGATTGAAGAGCGCGACCATTACAAAATGATTCAATCCTTTTTGATTGAGCATTTTTGTGAGCCAGTGTTTAGGGCGTGGCTAGAAAATGCGATGGTTGCTGGTGATATTCCCTTGCCCATAAACAAGTTTGAAAAGTTTGCAGACAATGTTGTATTTCGTGGGCGTGGATTTGCATGGGTTGATCCACAGCGTGAGATAAACGCAAACATTCAAGCCGTAAGTAATGGAATAGTTAGCCTCTCAGATGTTGCGGCTAATTATGGTCGTGATGTTGAGGATGTGTTTAGTCAGATACAATCAGATAAACAAATGGCTGAAAGATATGGGCTGAAGATGGCGTTTGAGCCATTTGGTGCAAAGTTCCCTGTTGAAGCTGATGTAGATGGTTTTGAAGATGGCGACTGATTTCCCAGTAAAAGGTGAAGATAAAAAAATTAGCTTGCGGAACAGCAACTATCCGCAATTTGATTATGACTTTATTGCTGGAATAAAGAAAGATAATCCAGATATTTATAAAGCTGGCGGCAATATTAGGGGAAGTGAGGCGTTTAATTTATGGACAAAAGCGCGAGATGGTGAAGAAACGCAAGGGGTTATTGATTGGATAAAAGAGCGCGAAGCGTGGGCGGCTAGACATTTTGAGGACGGGTCACAATTTAAGTCTGGTGAAAAGGCTGGAAGACCATCAAATATCGGCGGTATAATCGCGCAAATGAAGTGGGGAATCATAGGCGTATTGGGTGAGCAAAAAATGAAAGATGTTGTTTTGGAGGCTATCAAATATGTCGAGCAGAAAGAATATGGCTCTGCAAGTCAGGCACAGCAAGATAGAGATAGTGAACGTGCCATAAGCGATTTAAGCGATAATGTTCGTGAAGCATTAGAAAGAAAAGTTAAAGAGCATAACGAAGAATATGGCGACGATGAAACAAAACGTGCAACGCTTTCAATGCTTGCTGAATGTATGTTGAGGGGAATAGGTGCATATAAAACCTCACCAGCTTCAGTTAGACCAAACGTAGCTTCACCAGAGCAATGGGGTTATGCGCGTGTGAACAGTCTGTTATTTGCTTTACGCAATGGACGTTTTCAAGGTGGAAAACACGATCAGGATTTGCTACCATTAGGGCATCCGCTTTCAACTAAGGAAAGAGCTATGGAAGATATTACACAGCGACATATTCAGAATGTCGAGGAAACAGATGAGGCTTACATTATAACATTCGCCAAACCTATGGCAGAAATGGAAGCCACTGGCGATGATAAAGATATGGAAGCAAGACCATATCATTATGATGAGAAAGAAGATGAAGAAAAAGAGATGGAACGGCTAGACCGCACAGGTATGGTCAAGCGCAGTCATTTCTTTGAAGAAGATAGGTTTATAGATGAAGATACCAGAATGGTTCGGGTTGGCGTTTCAAGTGAAGAGCCTGTTGAGCGTGATTTTGGTATTGAAGTTATTGACCACACAAGAGAGAGCATGAACTTAGAGTTCTTAAACTCAGGTCGCGCTCCACTGCTTTATGGACATGATATGAATGACCAGATTGGTGTGGTTGAAAGGGTTGAGCTGGATGAGGAAGAGCGCAGACTTCGTGCAATCGTTCGATTTGGTAAAAGTCAACGTGCCTCAGAAATGTTCGATGATGTTCGTGATAAAATACGCATGAACATTTCAGTAGGCTATCGAATAGATGGTCAAGTTGAGCGTGAGGATGACGCGGATGGTATTGTTCGTGTTCGCACCACGCCTATGGAAATTTCACTCGTGCCAATTCCTGCTGATACTAGTCGGTACACAGGGGTCGGAAGAGCAGTTTCCGAACTTTCGCAACGATCAGAACAGGAGATTAAAATGTCTGATAATATTGAAAATCAAGGTGTAGACCTTGAAGCGGCGAAGGCAGAAGCTGTCAAAGCCGCACGAAAAAATGATAGTGAGATTCTTGCTATCGCCGCCAAGCTAAACAAGCGTGACCTTGGCGAACAAGCTATCAGGGACGGGCTAGATGTAGACACGTTCCGCGGTCAGCTACTGGAGGTAATCGCTAATGATAAGCCACTTGAAACACCAGCGTCAGTTGTTGATGCTTCTCCAAAAGAGAAGCGTAGCTACTCACTTGGAAGAATGATTCAAGCGCATGTAAAACAAGACTGGCGAGAAGCAGGTTTTGAGCGTGAAATACATGATGAAATTGAGCGAAATAATGGGAACAAAAAAAGTGAAGGCTTTTATGTTCCAGATTTTGTTTGGGGGCAACGTGGCGCATTGTCAACAGCCGCAACAGGTGCAGTCGGATCAGAAGTTGTTTTTGATGATTTCGTTCCAACCGAGCATCGCGGCGATATGTTCATTGAAGCACTCAGAGCAAAACTTGTATTAGGTGAGTTGGGCGCGACATTTATGTCAGGGCTAACAGGGCGTGTAAAAATGCCAAAACTCGCAACAGGTGCATCTGCTGGCTTTGTTGAAGAGCTTGGCGATGTAAGTGATGGCGCAGGAACAGACGGGGCGGTTACGCTCCAGCCTCGCACAATGGGGTCGTTCGTGGAATTATCCAGAATTCTCGCACTTGAGTCAGTCCCGAGTGTTGAGCAAATCGTTCGTGATGACCTTCTGCGTTCTGCGGCTGACCGCACAGAGTTCCATGCCATCAATGGTAGCGGTTCTTCTGGTCAACCTACCGGCATCTTGAACACATCAGGAATTAACAACCTTGATATTTCATCAGGCACAGATGTTGACTCACTAACATGGGCTGACATTATTGCACTTGTGAAGTTGGTTGAGGAAGATAACGGAATCGTGAACAACGCTTCTGCTGGATTCCTGTCACACCCTGCTGTGAAGTCCAAGTTGGCATCAACAGTAAGAGTCGGCTCAACAGATAGTGTAATGCTTTTAAATGATCCGTGGGATAACCTCTATGGCTATCCAATCCAATTCACAAGCAACGTGCCTACAACGCTCGATTCGGGGGATGGCGGTAATGATGCTTCTGCATTGGTGTTCGGTGACTTTAGTCAGCTAATCATTGCTCAATTCGGCGCACCATCAATTATGGTGAATCCATTCTCGGGTGATAAGTCTGGAACAATAAGGCTAACGCTACTAGCGGACGTAGACGTTGGAGTTAGAAATGCGGTCAGTTTTGCTAAGACTGACGAAGTTAGCATAGCTTAACTAGCATTGGGATGGGGTGGAGCTTAGTCTCCGCCCCTACCTTTTGGGGGTTTTATGAAAATAGAGATTTTGCAAAAATGTTTTATTGGCACTGGCGGCAACCTGTTGGCTGGTGATGTTATTGATGTTGATGATGCGGCGGCAAAGAAGTTGATTGATAGAGGCTTTGCAAAAGCAAAGGCTAAGAAAGCCGCACCAAAGAAAACAAACAGGGCTGTAAAAAAGCTGGACACTCCAGAGGATGAGTGGTGGTAGAGACAGCAACCGAACGAGCAATATTTTTTGATGCTGATGATTTCGGTGTTGCCGCTAGTTATACGCGGCAAGGACAGTCTGCTGTAACTATAAATGGGATTTTTGACAATGAGTTTTTCGAGGTTGAAGCGGGTGGCGAAGTCGCTGTTGCAATGGAGCAACCACGCTTTGCATGTAGGACTTCAGATGTTTCGTCAGCCAGTGAGGGCGATACGATCAATATTAACAGCGTTAACTACACTATTCGCGTCGTTCAAAGCGATGGCACAGGCGTCACTGTCTTGGTGCTGGAGGAAGCTTAGTGGCGCATGTCAGAAAATTAATAAGAGATAATATTACTTCAACTTTAACAGGGCTAACAACCACTGGCTCTAATGTGTTCCAAACAAGATTTTATCCGATTGCTGAAGCTAAGTTACCAGCACTGGCGATTTACACAAAGTCAGAGGATACAGAGTATGGCACTTTGAAAACGCCAAGAACGCAGATTAGAACTCTGGATGTAACAGTCGAGGCTTATGTGGCTGGTAACACAAACGTAGATAACACATTAGATACCATTGCAGTAGAAGTTGAGGAGGCTTTGTTCACTGATTTAACACGCGGCGGCAATGCCAAAGAGACTAGGATTAATTCATTCGAGGCAGACTTTTCTGGCGATGGCGAAAATCCAGTAGGAGTCGGACGCTTCTCAGTCGAGGTTATTTATGTTACACTAGAAAACGATGTGGAGACGGCGGTCTAGGATGAAGCAAGTTAAAGTTTTTGATACTGATGGAAATATGATATTGTGTTTACCTGATACAGCCGCAAAGCTGTTAAGGTTAGGTTATTTGGCTGAAGAGCCAAAAAAGGGGAAAAGTCGGAAAGCCCCGAAAAAATCCGATGAAACTAAAGATGAGGTTTAGATATGCCAACCCATACAGGCTCAGAAGGTACTGTTAAAATCGGATCAGCAACTTTGGGCGAAATACGTTCATTCAACTTAAATATTACCACCGATGTGATCGAGGACACTAGCATGGGCGATTCGTTTAGGTCGTTTAAAGCTGGTCTTTCTCAGTTCACAGCAGACCTTGAGGTTTTCTTTGATGAAACAGATGCCGCGCAAAACGCACTCGATCCAGCCGCGCAATTAACATTGGAATTATATCCAGAAGGCGCGGAATCTGGTGATACATATTTCACAGGGACTGTGATTGTTACAAGTAAGACTGTAACATCAACAGTTGATGGTATGGTTGAGGCATCGTTCACAGCGCAAGGCACTGGCGGTATTACTGAAACTACACTTTAAACAACTTAGACAAGAGGTGGCACTATGTCTAAATATGGCGATATTATACGCAGTAAAGTTTCATCCGAGCTTATAAGGGTTGAAATACCTGAGTGGGGCGAGGGTGATGAGCCTATGGTGGTTTACACTAAAAACTTAACCTGTGGTGACTTTAATAAGTTGCAATTAAGGCATCCTAACTTTTTAAACAATCAAACCATTGAAGGTCTGGTTGATTTAATTATTTTAAAAGCATGTGATGAGAATGGCGATTTAGTTTTTGATAAAGCTGATAAGCCAGTATTTATGAGGCTACCATTAACAACAGTCTCAGATGTCGCGGCTAAAATTATGGGCAATGTTGAAACTCTTGAGGAAGCCGAAAAAAAGTAAAAGACGATCAGCATTTGTTTTTAATGTATGCACTAGCTGATCGTTTGCATAAGACAGTTTCCGAAATAGAAGAAATGCCTTATAATGAACTTATGGGATGGATTGCATATCTTGAGGCTATAAAAAGCAATGGCTGATGAAAAACTAAGTATTCGAATCACGGCGATGGACAAAACGCGAGATGCGTTTAGGTCAGTAGCTGGCGGTCTAAATAGAGTTAAAAAATCAGTCTTTTCTGTTAAAGGGGCGGTAACAGGTTTAGCTGGTACACTAGCTTTAAAAAAGTTTGCAGGTGATGTTGATGACCTTGCAAAGCAGTCTGCAAGACTCGGCATCACTGTTAACCAACTTCAAACCTTACAATTTGCGGCTAGTCAATCAGGCACTGGCGCAGAAGAACTAAAAAAAGGTTTTGAGCGTTTTACTAAATCCATATCAGAAGCATCAACTGGTGTAGGCACTGGCATTAGAGCCTTTGATGCGCTTGGAATTACCCTAACGAACAATGATGGGAGTCTTAAAACTAGCAATGATTTGCTAAATGAGGTTGCTAACGGATTTACACAGATTGAAAATCCTGCCGACAGAGTTCGAATTGCAATGGATTTATTTGGTCGTGCTGGGGCTGGCATGGTCAATATGTTACAAAATGGCTCTGGTAGCTTACAAGCATTGCGCGATCAGTTTAACTTAGTAACCATAGAATTAACAAACGAACAGGCTCAAGCGGTAGAAGAGGCTAACGATAGATTTGATAAGCTATTTAGGGTATTCGGCTCTATTGGACAGCAAATTACAGCCACACTACTGCCAGCACTAGCCTCTATTGGCACTGTGGTTACAAGTGTTGTTTTGCTTTCAATATCTAAGACTATTGGTGCATTAAGAGCTTTAGCTAATACTGGCGTAAAGATTATAAACTTTTTCAAAGAAAATGATTTAGATGAGTTTACATTTGGTGAAAGCTTTCAAAAGGATATTGAAAGAATTAGAGAAAATTTAAACGCAGTTGTTGAGCCTACTAATGCGCTAGGTAACTCTGTTAACAATGTTGCAGACGGATTTACAAGACAGCAGACAGCAGTAGAAAAGGCTAATAAAAGTTTTAAGGAATATGCGGAAGCGTCACAAGAGGTTGAGGCTAATCTAAAAAATGCGGCATTTAAAGGTTTACAAAGTTTAGAAGACGGATTGGTTGGTATAATGACTGGCACTATGAAAGCCAAAGACGCTTTCAGGTCTATGGCTCAAAGCATTATCGCCGATTTAGCCAGAATATTTATTCAAAAAAATATAACTGGTGCAATCGCTGGGGCGTTCGGCAACTTTTTTGGTGGCAAAGCTATTGGCGGTGCTGTGCAAAGAGGACAGCCGTTTATGGTGGGTGAACGAGGTAAGGAACTTTTTGTGCCAAATCAATCTGGAACAATTATTCCTAATCACAAGCTAGGCGGCGGCGGTGGCGTTGTCGTAAATCAAACTATAAACCTTTCAACAGGTGTTCAGCAGACAGTCAGAACTGAAATTGCCTCATTGATGCCGCAGATAGCAGAAGCCACAAAATCGGCTGTGGCAGAGGCTAGGATGCGTGGAGGCTCGTTCTCTAAAGCACTGGGTAATTAAATGGCTATAACCTATCCACTTTCGACTCCAACAAATAAAACGATTGCAAGCATTACTTTGGTTGCCAGAAATGTTATTGGTGTTTCAACATCTCCATTTAATTTTAAACAACAGGTTCATCAATATAGCGGACAACGCTGGGAAGCCGATATTACATTGCCAAGAATGGCTAGAGAGGACGCAGAACAATGGGTGGCGTTTCTTATGTCGCTGTATGGGCAAAAGGGGACGTTTCTTTTAGGTGACCCACTAGGAGGGACGGCTAGGGGTTCGGCATCGACAGCCGCAGGAACTCCAGTTGTTAATGGTGCAAGCCAAACAGGTGGCACTTTAAATATCGATGGTTTACCTGCCAGCGCGACGGGCTACTTAAAGGCTGGTGATTATATTCAGCTAGGATCGGCGGCGACTTCACAGCTATACAAAGTTTTGGCTGATGCAGACTCTAACAGTAGTGGCGAAGCAAGTTTAGACATTTATCCTAATTTGCGGTCATCGCCAGCAGACGGCGCGACTGTGGTCGTATCAAATGCAAAAGGTTTATTTAGGCTTGCCAGTAATGAAACAAGCTGGAACATAAATAATTTAGCTTTTTATGGCATAACCTTTGGCGCGGTAGAAAGTTTATAATGTCTAGAGATTTGACAACAGCAGTTCAAAATGAATTATCAGCAAATGAGTTACAGCCCTTTTTTGCTGTTAAGTTAAATTTCGATAGCGGAGATTTACGCTTATGGACAGGCTATGGCGATATAACAGTTGACAGTGAAACTTATACTGGCGGCGGTCAGTTGCTTAATATTTCACAAATCGAAGAGACTGTAGAGATAGCCGCAAGGGGTATAACATTTTCTCTAAATGGTGTTGACTCCAGTCTGGTCAGTTTAGCCTTAACAGAAAATTACCAAACTAGATCGGCTAAATTATATCTTGGCGTTTTGTCATCTGGTGCTGTTGTTTCTTCACCCTATGAACTTTTTGATGGTCGAATGGATGTTTTATCAATCGATGATAGCGGTGATACAGCAACAATAACTCTAACAGCAGAAAGCAGACTTATAGATTTGGAGCGACCACGTTTAAGAAGATATACTTCAGAAGATCAAAAACTTAGACACCCAAATGATACAGGCTTAGATTTTGTTGCGGCACTTCAAGAAAAAGAAATTGCGTGGGGGACGGGTAAAGCTAGTGTGGCAGACCTTGTGCCAAATAATCCAGTTGACATGATTCAATTTACTGGCTGATGCGTTTACCTGATTGGGAAAAAAGACTTATCAATTACATTGAAGAGGTTAGGCACATACCTTTTCAGTGGGGTTTTCACGACTGTTTTACTTTTGCTGTAAAATGTGAAGTTGCCATATCTGGAGTTACTAGATTTCCAGAGTTATATAAGGCAAATTATAATAACAGTTTTGGTGCAAAAAAAGCCTTTTTAAAAAATGGTTACAGAGGGATGATTGACTGCATAAACAGGCGATGTGTGCAAGTTAATATTAATATGTTACAAAGAGGTGATTGGGCGGCGTTAGATATGCCAGAAGGCATTGCTATTGGTGTTTGCACTGGTGATAAAATAGCCGCCACGAGTGCTGATGGTTTGATGTTCTTTAATTTAAAAGACGCAAAGCTAGGATGGAGTATTTAAAATGCCACAAGCTATCCCTGCAATTATTGCTGGTGTGATTCAGGGTTCTACGATTGCGGCTGGCGTTTTAAAACTTGGTTTTCAACTTAAAGCATTTGCGACAGCTTTAGCACTTACAGGGGCATCATTAGTATTGGCAAAAAGAGCTATGCCAACTCAAGCCGCGCTTCTAGGTAGAAGCCAGATGGTGAAACAACCAGTAACATCTAGAAAAATAATTTATGGTCGGCAAAAAGTATCTGGTGCTGTGGTTTTTATGGAAACCAGCTCAAAGTCTAGGTATTTACATATTATAGTTGCTATATCAGGCAACGAGTTAAACGCTATCTCAGAGATATTTTTTCAGGATAAATCGTTAACTATAGACTCAAATGGCTTTGTAACCGCGCCATCACAGTTTGTTGACAAGGCAATTATAAAAACTCGTTTAGGCACTGATACTCAAGAGCATTTGGATGTTGCTACACTGGGCGCGGTGGCTTGGTCTGAGACATCAACTTTAAATGGCATAGGTCATATTTATGCACGAATTGAATACGACACAGATGCTTATCCAAATGGTATTCCAAATATATCAGCCGTAGTTGAAGGCAAGAAGTTATTCGATCCACGAACTAGCACAACAGCTTACAGCAAAAACTCAGCACTCGTTCTGAGAGATTATTTAACCAATGATGACTATGGTTTAGGCGCAAGCAGTTCAGAAATTGATGACACATCATTTATAGCGGCGGCTAATGTTTGTGACGAAAACGTTACACTAAGCGCGGCATCAGGCGGTGGAACAGAAAAGCGATATGAGTCGCATGGCGTTGTTGATACAGCTTTACCGCCAAAACAAATTTTAGAAGAAATGCTATCGGCAATGGCTGGGACTCTGCATTACTCTGGCGGCAAATGGTATGTTAAGGCTGGCGCATATTCTTCACCATCCCAAACTTTAACGGAAGATGATTTAAGAGGCTCTATTTCGATAGTAACAAAGTCAAGTCGTAGAGAAAATTTTAACGCTGTTAAAGGTGTTTTTCTGCCTTCTGAGGATGGCAACTTTCAACCGACTGACTATGCACCTGTAACAAGCTCAACTTTTGAGACTGAGGATAATTCAGAGCGAGTATTTGCAGAACTTGATTTGCCATTTACACAATCTACAAGCATGGCTCAAAGGATTGCAAAGATAGCTTTGTTTAAAGGTAGACAGCAGTTAGTTATTTCAATGCCGTGCAAGCTAACTGCATTTAAATTAAATATTGGCGACACTGTAAGTGTAACGCTAGATAAATATGGTTTCTCTAGCAAAATATTTGAAGTTATTCAGTGGAATTTTTCTAACTCAATAGACGATTCTGGTGGCTCTGAGCTAGGCGTAGACTTAACATTAAAAGAAATATCTTCTTCTGTTTACGATTGGAACGCAGAAGAAACTGCTTTTGTCGCTGACAACACTAATCTCAGAAGCCCATCGGATTTATTAACGCCATCAGTCACAGCTACGGATGAAGTTCGTATAATTAATGAAGAAGTAATTACTGTCTTACTTGTTGACGTTAGCACTTCTGACTTCTTAGCCGATGAGGTCGAGGTTCAAGCTAAAAAACAATCTGATAGTCAGTTTACCAGTCTGGGCATATCTACATTTAATGAAACAGTACGCTTTGAAATGATTGATGTTGAGGATGGCGTTACATACGATGTTAGAGCCAGAACAATATCAAGCATAGGCAACAGATCGGCATTTGCCACCACCACTAGAAAAATTGTTGGTAAAACTGACATTCCAAGCAATGTCTCCTCACTTAATACAAATATTATTGGCAAGGAATGTCATTTAAACTGGACACCAGTTACTGATTTAGATCTAAGCCATTACATTATTAGACACTCCCCAGCTACTAGCGGAGCAACATTTACAACGTCAAGAACGATAGCAGATAAAATATCAAGACCAGCCACAACAGCAATTTTGCCGGCACTCACTGGAACTTACACGATTAAAGCAGTAGACAAAGGGGGAAGGGAAAGCCGTAATGCGGCGCAGTCTATTGTGACAATAGATAGCATTGAGGCTGGTAATGTTATTCAAACTATTACAGAAAGTCCGACTTTTGCTGGAACAAAGACTGATACAGTTGTCGTTGATGATAAATTAATACTCACAACTACAAGTCTTTTTGATAGCGTATCAGGCAACTTTGATGATGCGGAAGGTCTATTTGATGGCGGATCTTCTACTGTTGATAATGAGGGCTTTTATAATTTCGTCGGGGTTGATGGTGACGCAAGCATTGATTTAGGAAGCAAGTTCACATGCCGAGTTACCTCTAATTTTGTAGTAAACCGAATAGACTACGTTGGGTTATTCGATGACGCAGATGGCAACTTTGATAGCCGTGAAGGCTTTTTTGATGGTGACGCTTCTGAGTTTGGTGACACAAACGCTAAACTGCAAATAGCTACAACTGATGGTGATCCTGCTGGCAGTCCAAGTTATACCTCGTTTCAGGACATAATTGTGGGAGAATATAGCTTTAGGGCGGCTAAGTTCAGGGCTGTTTTAAACAGCAAAGATACATCAGCAACGCCACGAATAGACACGTTACAGGTCACCATCGATATGCCTGATAGACTTACTCATGGAAATGATTTATCATCAGGAACAAGCGCAGGCGGCTTTGACGTAGTATTCAGTCCTGCTTTCAGTGTTCTGCAAAATGTGGCAATCACAGCGCAGAATATGCAAAGTGGAGATTTTTATACTATTACAAATAAATCTGCTACAGGATTCACGATTAAATTTCAGTCGAGTTCTTCAGCAGTTGTAAATAGGACATTTGATTTTCAAGCCAAAGGATATGGCGCAGTTATAACTTGAGGATAATATGGCACAACACGATTATGTAATTGACAATCAGGCGTTTCCAGCAACGAGGGCAGATATTAACTCTGTTTTGCAAGCAATCGTTACAAACAACTCTGGCAGTTCTGCTCCAAGCACGACCTTTGCCAATCAGATTTGGTATGACACCTCGGCTAATAAAGTTTATATTCGCAACGAAGATAACGATTCTAATATTGCGTTATTTAGTTTAGACCAAAGTGCAGATGTTGCCGCCACATTAGCAACGACTATTGATGTCGAAGATGCATCCGGAACAAACCAAGCTGGCACAACATTAAATATTCACGGGGGTGCTTCTACAGGTTCGGGTGCGGCAGGTAAGATTTTAATGAAAACTACACCAGCAGGGTCTAGCGGCTCTACTGTGAATTCACATGCAACGATGTTAGCGGTGGGCGGTAGCGGCGTTGGAATAGGACACGACAGCCCGACAGCAGAACTGCACATCAAAGGTGATACTACTGATGACCAAGTTATTATTGAAAACACAAACGCAGGTGCATCTAATGCGCCAGATTTGACGTTATTTAGAAATTCAGCAAGCCCAGCCGATAACGATGTTCTTGGTATTATAAAGTTTGATGGCAAAAATGATGCCGCAGAGACTACTGAATATGCAAGTATTCAGGCTAGGGCAGATGATGTTTCGGATGGCACTGAAGATGGTCTCTTAGTATTCAAAAATATGATTGCAGGTTCTTTGACCGAAACAATGCGAATAAGCGGCGATACTTTGCTTGTAGGCAAAACAGCATCAGACTTTGATAGTGGTATTTTTGAAGCTGGTTCGGCTGGGACTTTTGTTAGTAGAAGTGGTTCGCCAATGAATGTAAATCGCAATTCAAGCGATGGCAAATTAGTTGGGTTTTCTAAAGATGGTGCTGATTGTGGACAAATTAATACTAAATCCGCTGATTTATCTATTGGCACAGGCGATACAGGAATTAGATTTAACGATGGTTTAAATGCACTCCAACCTTTCAATCAGTCAACAAACGCGGCTATTAATAATACAATAACTCTGGGTTCATCTGGTGCGAAATACAATGAAATTTTTTGTGGTAATGCTACAATAAACACATCCGATGAAAACGAAAAACAAGATATTGCGTCGCTTACTGAAAAAGAAATAAAGGCGGCGACAGAAATAAGCAAGTTATTCAAAACATATAAATATAAATATGCTGTTGCATCAAAGGGAGACAACGCAAGAACACATACTGGAGTGATTGCTCAACAAGTTCGCACTGCTTTAGAAGCAGAGGGATTAGATGCTACAAAATATTCTTTTTGGTGTTCAGATACATGGTGGGAGCATAGTGTAGAAGTTC